TCTTCAATTTCTTGAATATAATTGCTAATAAATTCAAATAAATTATCTGATAATAGTGGCATTCTTTTACCATGAACGTTTTTAAAATTATAAAGAATATTTACAACCTTTGAATAATATTGATGAGTATTTTTCTGATGATTTGATACGACAATTCGCGACGCAAGTGTGCCGTAATCGGGGTTCAATGTGGACATTGATGCGCATTGCTCGGCCAACAATTCGTCTATTTTGGTAGTGGTAATCGTGTCAAATAGTTGGTCTATGATTTTAATTACGAGCTGTTGATAATTAATTTGGATACCCACTTCTTGACCTAGTTTCTTTACCCTAGATAAAATCTTATCGAATGCGACCTCTTCTAACTCGCCATTACGTTTAGTGACGCGCATATCACCTGTTCCTGAGATTGTTTTATTCATAATTATATTTATAATTATAATGTTCGTTTTAAGTTTTTATTGGGTTGATTATTATTCACATTTTAAAAAAAACAATAAATAAATATTAATTTATTATTATATATAAAATGTCAAAAATGCAAACAATCCTATTTTTATTCGCAATCTTAGCATTGGGACTATTTTTTGCGCCAATGATTAAGATTGAAGGCTTCTCAACGAACAAACAAGATTTAGAAACACCCGGGATCTATCCAGTATCCGTTGACAAACCAATATTAGACAGTTTTCCCTTAACTGGCAGCAAAGATGTCTCTGATAAGAACTATAGCGATATTTGGACAGAATACCCAGAATTCTCAAAGAGTTCGTATGACCAAATTACAAACAATTTGCGCTACGTAAATAATCCGGATAATGGCACTTGTATACGAGCTGATATGTGTAACGCCTTGTATAAAAATAAAGAAAATAAGTCTAATATTGTGACACCAATGCCTCCGGCGGAAGAGGGTGCGGGTGCGCGCGTTGGTTATTACCGTTCTGAACCAAATATGTTAGCATTTTCTATTCCTGACAATGAGAACATATTGTATTAAACTTGGATTATATATTGTCAATTTTAACAATACTATTAAATTTAAGTAGACATTTTGATTGTGATTGTGATTGTTTCTGCTGCTGCGATTGCTGTAATATATCAAACGCATTATTCTTTGTTTTACGATTTGGTGCCCTGTGCTCAAATCCTGAAACACGTTCTGATAATACCGTGTCCCAAAGTGCCTTCAGTTCCGCGATATTGTCTTCAAACCATTGCCTATTTCGACAAACCAAGACACAGCTCATTTGGTCCAATTTCCAATAAATAAATTTGATATACGTGTAATTGTATTTATCCGATTGATATATATCAAGCATTTTATCCTCCCATTCTAATATGTCATCTGAATGTATAATATTCATTGGCTTATATACATAATGCGGTTTACCTTCTTTGGTATGAAAATAAATGATAATCCCCTTGTGTTTCATATCTTTTGACAAGCACAGATTGACAAACTCTAGACCATCGTCGTCTTCATAAATTTCATCCGAATTTACGTCTTCTTTAAACGCTGCTTGGTCAAGATATTCAGTAAATCGTGTCTCCAAAAAGTCGCATTCATCAAGGTCACAGACCTTCATTTGTAGCTGTGTCTGTATCCAATACTCCTTCTTTGGAATCCCATCAATTTCTCTATTCACAATATTCTTGATTTCCAACATGCGACCATAACGCTCTGAATTGATATCTGTATTGATACCGTCAGGTGACGCACCTAGAAACGCATATTCGTCGTCCTGGATGCAGCCAAAATCTTCTACTTTGGTATTATATTCATACTCATAAACTTTTACTGATAGCGGCTCATATTTTTGACCCCAATGAAGCGGTGAATTCACATTGACCATTTTCACTTCCTCTACAAAATCACTGTCTAAATTTGTAATAGCATTAGTGTTGGTTAAGGGCTGACATTTTTCATAAATTAACTGGTTCTTGGTTGCCTGGCTGTCAAATGCTTTGTAAGCATTACTCGCGGTTATTAAATTGTGACGAAACTGATGCCATTCTGGGGTTCGCTGTGCTGGCTGCGGTTTGCCTCTCAAGACGGTCAATTGTTCTCCAATATAGTCATAGTCTGGCTTTAAAAGAATGCGAGCGTCTTCATATGAACGAATAGGCATAAAATATTTGAAGAAATCACATGTGGCTTCTAATATGATATCATCCAGTTCTTCTTCTGCGTCATCATTGAAGAAGATGTCGTCTTCGAATTGCGCATACATTAGCTCATTAATATTTTCTTCAAAAATGTCGTCAAAGTCAGGTTCCGTAATTAGTTTTGGATTTTTCTTTATAAATTCTTCCATTAAATATATACACGTGTTATATAGTTCCAATGCGTCTTCATTGTTAAAGAACTCAACATCTTCGTCTGCTGTAATTTCGTCAATAATATTGTCTAGTTTTTGTAATGCGTTTGTAAATACTATGATATTCATTTTGTCTGTTTATCTTTTATAATATTACAAATTTGTTTTTATACTTTTATTGTGTTATATATTGGTTTTATAAAGTTCAATTTTATATGTCAATTTATTCTGTATCTGAATCGTTATCACTTGTAACATTCTTAGCAGTGCCCTTCTTCTTTGGCGCCAAACTTCTCGTAGTTGAGACACGCTTATCCATATTTTTCAATGTAAAATGAATTGTCGGCTTATTGAAATGGAGTGCTGGTACCTCTTTGATTTCACCAGTATCCTTGTCATATACAACATCTTTGACACGTTGTAACCTTTTCTTATCCAAACAGTCTTTAAAAAATGCGACTAATTTGCTATATTCGGAGTCAGACAAGCCTTGTTCGGTTCGGTATTTCTCGGCGAAGGCAAGTAATTTCTTGGTTTTCACGGTTTTATCTAGTTTAGACCATGGTTCGTTCGCATTATTATTCTTTTCGTTTTCCAAGAATTTATCCAAGCTCGATAAATTTGTAGATGTTTTATTACTATTATTAACAGTAGTAGTACTAGTAGCAGTAGCAGTACTAGCAGTAGCAGTAACAGTAACTTGTTCTATAGTATTCATTTGTTTGTATTTATATATTACTATGTCGAGATAAGTTTAACTCGTTTTAAAACATTATATAATGTTTATTGTCTATATTGTTTTCGGTTATATTAATCCTTTTTTTATCCACGTAATACTATGGATATAAATCAAAACCAAAGCCAAAATCAAGAACAAAATGTAAAAAGAATATCCTTAAATATACCTTTATTAGAAGAACCTTTGTTAGATACTGATAAAAATACTGATAAAAAACGTATCATACTAACAAATTCTGATAAAAAAACTGAAATAAAAAACATACAAAAGAAGGAAAAGGAGAAGAAAATGCGACTAGAAACAAATACATGGGGGCTTAATAATGAAGACCTAGAATTTGAAACCCAATTGGAATTATTAAGACAAATTAGTGAATCGCTTGTTAAAACAAAAGAAGCAATAAATGATAATAAAGAAAGGCAAATGATTGTTAGTCATATTAAAACTAAATTATCCAGCTACAAACAACAGGACATTTTGAAAAAGAAGTATTCAGTCCAGGATTTTGTTAGTTACAGCGATGTTATAAACTTACTTACTGAATCAAATATGAAATGCTATTACTGTAGCTGTGAAACATACTTGCTTTACGAAATTGTCAGAGAAATGAAACAATGGTCCTTAGACAGAATTAACAATGATATTGGTCATAATAAAAACAATCTTGTTATTTGTTGTTTAGAATGCAATCTAAAAAGACGACGAACTAACAAAGATGCGTTTTTCTTTACCAAAAATTTGAAAATTCAGAAAATGGATTAACATTTTTTACATAAGTAGAGAACGTTCAATAATTCATTATTTAAAGTAATTATACATATATAATGAATTATTGGAAATGGAGCAATGGTGAAACATATTATCAAAGTCCCAGAAAATATAGAGAGAAAGAAACAGAAACGACTTTTAATAATATGAATTATGATTCATCTATAAATGCGATTGAGCAATCTTTAGCAGAGCCTACTGATATAATACCCAATCACATGCTTTCTAAACGTGAAACACTTGATAACAAAATGTCCGACAGAGAACTAATTAGCCAACGCGGCGTAAATCCATTTTCTGCGCAGACCAGTTATGTGAATGATGTAGTAACACGCGATATGTTTCTGAAGCCAATTAATACTACACAAGGGCGCACAAAAAATCAGAATAAATGCGAGGATGAATAGCGTCGGCTCTTAACCAGCAACTGTCTCTTAACCACCAACTGGCTCTTAACCACCAACTGGCTCTTAACCAGCAAGTGGCTCTTAACCAGCAACTGTCTCTTAACCACCAAGTTCTTTCGCTGAACTTTTTATAACTTCGTAAAAAAAGTGGAAAAAGTGGAATTAGATACTCTTCATACACATACTATGGAGCAATCTGTTGACTAAGTAAGCCAAGAAAGAGTTAAGCAATACAAAGAATGTATGCATAAGGAAACTCATATTAATCTTATTAACATGCATCAACATGTAGGTAACAGTCGAAATCAGAGTTAAGACAAAGGCAATGCCAAAGAAGATTGACAAGGCATAAAAGTAGACGCAATATTCTTCGCCCAGTGGGCCAAAATAGGTGTTCATGAAACTATCCATATTAGTATAATAATCTTAGATTTTTATTTTATTGCTAAATATCTAAATTTTCAAAAAAAGAAAATGTCATAAAAATGACTTAAACACATTTCTTAAAAACTTAAATAATGGCTACAAATAGTTCCTATATAACGCAAAATGACTTATTGCTAAAAAATCTATTGGTGTTTTACAATACCGAGGAAAATGACAATTTGGATAACATGCTTCGAATTATTACTGGTGATTCAAAAATATCGCTCCGTATTGTCGACTGGTTTGCTACCAATTATGCCAAGAAATTTTATACATTGTATACAATTGACCAAACGGTCGATAATGTTGCCCGACGTTTCAAGGTTTACGACGATTATAAACTGAAACTGAAAGCATATAGCAAGCGCCGTTTTGACCCATTTTGTCGCTGGGACCGCATAAGTATCCCGTATAAAAATGGGTCTTTTATCGAGACTACAATCGGTCAACTTAATTTTTTTAAGTGGGCATTAGAAAACAAGGTGGTTGATTATATTGGCGAGAATTATGAGACAATCGAGAAGGACATGAATAGCCGCAATAGCACGTCAAAACGTAAGGAACAAATTGACAATTCAAAGACGCGGAAGAAGCGCGAGGAGTTGTCGATTTCGGCTACCAAAAGTATCAAGAAGGAGAAGGTTGAGATTGTAGTTCAGTTTAACTAATTTTCCACCTTTCATAACTTCGTTATAAAGGTGGAGCCAAAGTTTATAAGTAACACAAAGATAAATGCTTCACTGTTTTGCTTCACTTTTTATAACTCGTAAAAAAAGTTTACAATTGTTTTATAAAAATTTCATATTAAAAATAAGCATTTATACATTATTAGAAATCATAATTTATAAATGGGAAATACACAATCGATGCGGAAAATTAATTTTGAAGACATGCAAACAGTTACGAAAAATCCTGAAATATATTTGTTAATCAATACGTTGCCCCTCGGCGACCATCAAAGCTGTCTAATTCACGGCACTGTTAGTTCTACTCAGGAGGAATCTGCTATTAATAAATATCTTAAAGAAAACAAAGGTGTCAAAATCATCGTCTATGGGAAAAATTGTAATGATGACAATGTTCAGAAAAAATATCAGCAATTGTTGTCGCTCGGATTTTACAATGTATATGCGTATAGCGGTGGCCTATTTGAATGGCTAATGCTTCAGGACATATATGGTCAGGATTTGTTTCCGACTACAAAAATAGAAAAAGATATACTCAAATTCAAGGCTTATTCAATACTCAATATATCACTTTTAGAAAATTAAATATTAGGGAACATCAATGAGCTTATTATAGATTTACCTCTTTTAGCAATTGGTTTTTCTTTTTCTTTTTCTATTAGTAATGGACTAGGTAATAACGGATAAGGTAACGACGGATAAGGTAACGACGGATAAGGTAACGACGGATAAATTGATGAACTAGGAGAAGGTAGTAAAGGTGGTAGTTGTAATTCATTCGTTTCCAGCACGTCTAGTGCCACATTGGACAAATGGTCGGCGCGTTTATTAAACTCCCGGTAAATATGTGTAAAAACAATCGTTTCAAACTCTGCCTTCAACCTTTGAACCTCTTGATACAATTCTTGTAGCCCTGGATTTTTCACCTTATATATTCCATTGATTTGATTGATTACAAGTTGGCTGTCACCGTAAACGTGTATACATTTGATATCTCTTGTTAAAGCCTCTTGTAGACCCAATATTAACGCACTATATTCTGATTGGTTATTCGTTTTGGTGCCAATGTATTGACATGATGCCCATATTTCTTGACCATTGTGAAATATAACGGCGCCTATTCCTGCCGGACCTGGGTTGCCTCTTGAAGCGCCGTCAAAGTTCATTGTGTATTCGGATTGAGGAAATACCTTGGCATTGTTTGGACTAGAACTTGTATTGGAACTTGGTTTGTACTTTAGTGCCACTGGGATAATAATACTTAGATTTGGTTTTGACATTATATAATGTATATAAATAATATTTTTATAATTGTATTTTTATAATTGTATTTTTATAATTGTATTTTTATAATATTTATAATTCAATTTTATATGAAATTAAATTATAAGTATTATATTATATACATTATAAAAATGCTACCTACAAGTTTTCTAGTATTGTTTTTTACTCTCTTTTTGTCTTGTAGCACCTTCACTAATTATATAGTGGTTAAGAGCGACACAGAATGTCCCGCTGTAACCAGCTTTGGCGACCGCAGGTTCAATAAGAACTCTTTGCGCGTTGTACAATACAACGCTGAATGGCTTTTTGTCGACTACAATAGCAACGCCAAGTGTCCTGGTTCCGGATGTCCGTGGCAAACCGTGGAGGATGCCAAAACCCATTTATCCTATATTGCCAATGTTGTCAAGGCTCTAAATCCCGACATTATCAATTTCTGTGAAATAGAAGGGTGTGATGAGCTGAATATGCTGATAAATGGACTAAATGACACAAGTTATAAACCCTATTTGAAGGAGGGCACAGATACAAGCACTGGACAAAATGTAGGTATGTTGACACGTCTGGATCCTTTAACCAGTCTGTATCGCAGCGAAGAGCGAATTGCGTATCCGGTGCCTGGCTCCAAATGCGGCTACACTGGTGAACCCGGGACGTCTGGTGTGAGTAAACATTACATT